TATTGGGAATTGGCTAGACATCCCAAATCTAAATTTATATTAGGAGCACGAGATAATATATGACACACCCTTATGCTGAAAGTAGAAAACGAGCCAGAAAAAAATGGAGACAAAGTCCTAAAGGTAAAGCATGGGATAAAGCATATGGTCAAAGACCAGAAGTTAAAGTAAGAAAACATGAATACTATATTAAAAAATTAATTAAGGAGTGTGCTAATGAAAGATGATATTTATAAAAAGCAGGTAGGGGGGAGTCACTATAAATCTATGGCGATTCAACCTTCAGAATTTATTAACAGAAATAATATTCCGTTTGCAGAAGGCAACGCAATTAAATATTTGTGTCGCCACAAACAGAAAAATCAAAAAGAAGATTTATTAAAAGCAAAACATTATATTGACATGGCGATCGATAGAGACTATCCTGAAGAAGTGAAAGAGATAAAAAAAGAAAAGAAAAATTCATGGGGCATAGTTAAATAATGCAAATCGTAGAACAACCAGATATATTTTTAAGAGAACCAACGAGTGAAGTTAAATTTCCATTAAGTCAAGAAGATCAAACTGTACTGGATCAAATGTTAGATACTATGTATCGAAATAATGGTATAGGTCTAGCTGCTAATCAAGTAGGATATGCTAGGCGTATATTTGTTATGGATGTAAGCCCAAGTAAATCTAATCCTATGTTCTTTATTAATCCAGTCATAGAAAAGAAAGCTAAGGAAAAATTAACCGAAGAAGAAGGCTGTCTGTCGTGCCCAAAACAATTAATAAAAATTAGAAGACCTAAGTACGTAGGTTTAAAATGGTTTTGTAGACACGGAGAAGAACAATATAAAACTTTTTACCTTCTTGCAGCACGCGTAGTGCAACACGAAATGGATCATTTAAATGGAGAATTAATTATAGACGATGAGTGAAGAAATAAAAAAATTATTAGAAGAAATTAAAGCCTATCGTAATGATATGGTGGCACGCAATTATCCTTTTCAACAAATTAGTGATATTATTACCAGATGGGAAAATAAAAAAGATTTTTTAGAAGAAGCAGAGAAAGAGAAGAAAGAGTTAGCAGAATGTTACCAAGAAGCAAAAAGACAAACAGAAGAACGTAAAGCAAAAGAATGGCTTAAGGGCTATAAAGAATGGAAAAAAGAAAATAATGTGTAGTACACCCGAAGATTTAATTTTAAAAGGTGTAGACACTATTGCTATCGACCTTGAGACTTATGATCCTTATCTTAAATCCAAAGGGTCAGGAGCATTAAGAGGAGAAGGTTTTGTTTGTGGAATAGCTGTTTCCACAAGTAAACAGACACTTTATTTTCCTATTGCCCATAGTGCAGGGAATCTTGACCCGGATAAAACCTGGAAAATTTTGGATAAAAAAGTTTTTCAAAATGAAAAAATAACTAAAGTTTTTCACAATGCTATGTATGATATCTGCTGGATAAGAGCAGTTACAGGTAAAAAGATGAAAGGAAGAATAGTAGACACTATGATAGCTGCTTCTGTCCTTGATGAAAATAAACTTAAATATAGTTTAGATGCATTAGCTAAAGAATATTTAAAAGAAACTAAATATAAATATGATCTTCAACACAAAACTCTTGAGTGGTCGGGGGGTTTGCTTAAAGATCCCATGACTAATATGCATAAACTCCCTGCTTCTGTAGTAACAGAATATGCGGAACAAGATGTTAAACTTACTCTTAAATTATGGAACATTTTTAATACTGAATTAGATAAAGTTTTATATGTATCTGATACCGGAGAGAAAAAAACGTGTAGAAAAATATTTGAATTAGAGACTAAATTATTTCCTTGTTTAATAGATATGAAGTTTAAAGGAATAAAAATAGATACAAATAAAGCTAAAAAATTTGGAGTATTTTGTAAAAATAGAAGAGATAAATTAATTAATATTATTAAAAGTAAAACTGGAATTAAAGTAGATATTTGGGCAGCTTCTTCTATTAAGAAATTATTAGCTCATCTTAAAATAAAAGATTATAAGACCACTCCTAAATCTAAAATGCCACAGCTTCCTAAAAATTATTTAGAAACTCATTCTAATATCCTTTTAAGATTTATAGCTAAAGCTAGACTTTTTGATAAAGCCTCAAGTACTTTTGTGGATGGCCTTTTAGGATTTGTGCATAATGGAAAAATACATGCTGATATAAATCAAATTAGATCAGATCAAGGAGGGACAGTGACAGGAAGATTTTCTATGTCTAACCCAAACCTTCAACAAATTCCTGCAAGAGGATTTATTGGTAAAAAAATGAGAGAGTTATTTATTCCCGAAGAAGGATGCACGTGGGGAAGCTTTGATTACTCGCAACAAGAACCACGGATCGTGGTACACTATGCTTTAAAGTTTAAATTACCAGGTACTCATGATCTAAAAGAAGAATTTAATAAAGATAATGCAGATTTTCACCAAATTGTTGCAGATATAGCAAAAATTTCTAGGATACAAGCAAAGACAATTAATCTAGGATTATTTTATGGAATGGGAAGATTAAAATTAGAGAAGGAATTAGAATTAACTAAAGAAGAAGCAAAAAAATTATTTGATACCTACCATAATAAAGTTCCTTTTGTAAGAACCCTTTCGCAAGGGTTAATAGAATTTTGTAAAGATGAAAAATTACTTTTTACTCTTTATGATAGATTCTGTCGTTTTAATAAATGGGAAACTACCAACAAGAAATGGAATCCAAAAATTAATAGGTTTGAAGAAGTTAAATTATATAAAGAACAAGAGGCTCGAGAGAAATATATAGCTGATCAAATTGAAGCATATGGAAAAGATAATTTAGAAGAAAATTTTATGGATCATTTTGAAAAGCATTATCAACCAGCTTTTACCTATAAAGCTTTAAATAGATTGATACAAGGATCAGCTGCCGATATGACTAAAAAAGCTATGGTAGATTTATATGAACAAGGTATTGTTCCTCATCTACAAATTCATGATGAGCTTTGTTTATCAATTAAGAATAAAGAACAAGCAGATTTAATAAAAAATACTATGGAAAAAACTATTATTTTAAAAATAAATAATAAAGTTAATTACAAAAAAGGTACAAACTGGGGAAATATAAAAAGCTAATATTTTAGTTACTTTTGTTGTAAAAACAACTATAATTGTAAACTTTTAAATAACCTTAAGGAGGATATTATGGAAAAGATTAAAGTGAAACTTCAAGAATGGTCTCTATTATACAGAGAATATATTGTTGGTTTTGTTGTGGGTGTAATCGTTGGCGCAGTAATATTTTAATGAACTGCCATGGCCTACCTGAATGCAAATATCCCTGTGACGTACGCACAGATCAGGAGAGAATATCTCTATGATCTCAAAAAACATCACGGGGAAACTGAAGACTGCATTATCTTTGGGTTGGCAAGTATTACTGGACGTCCTATATTATTTCATTGTATTATGGAAAACGGTGCAGTATTTTATCGCCTTCCTATTAGCGCGTTTATGCAACGAGGATACAGAGCAGCGGACGTTCCCAACAAACGGTTGGATGAACTTGAGCTCTGGAATTGCTTTAGTTACTATCCTGCTGTTACTTCGTTCGATATTCTAGAAGGAACTTCAGGAAAATATTGGGGTAAAGATAAAAAATGGCATCACGGATCCTACTTATTCACAGTTGACTGGGCGCACCCAGATGCTAATATACTAAATTCTGATCATTCAGAGATACCGCACGAACATAAGTGCGCACACATACTTGCGTTGGAAAACGGCAATTATGCAGCTCAACCTAACAACAGACTAATATGGAGTATTTCATCTTTTACTATGAAAGATGAAGTGCCTGACTGGAAAGTCCAAACTTCCGAGTGGAATGTAGAAGATACTCGTAAGTGGAAAACAGAAGATACTGATAAATACTTCTACGAGATTGAGGAAAAGGAAAATGAGTAAATGTAAAAATTGTCAATGTGATTGTCATTGTGATAGCATAATGCATTTACCTGAAAATGATTTAGATAAAGGTGGAGCATGTGTATGTGATAATTGTGAGTGTAAAAGAACATACATAAAAGAAAAAGATCATGGACAAGATATGTCTTATGAGAATGAGAGAACATATGAATGACAAAATCATCACCGCACTACTTGCTATTCTCATCGCTCTTGGCGGATGGACGCTTTCACGCACCTTCTCCCTCTCCCAGGACATGGTCCTTATTAAAGAAAAAGTATCGAGGATTGAAAATGAAATTCAGGACATTAAAACTGTTAAAAAGAAGAAGAGAGGCAAGAAAAAGGCTAAGAACAACTGAAAAAACAGTTCAGGTTTTGATAATTGGCCTAGCCTTGGTCTTAGTTCTTTTAGTTGGATGTAGTTACAAAATGGTTCCATCTGAAACAAAAATAGAGTATGG